TTGCCGTAGCCGTACGGCGCAACTAAAAGGAGCCCACAATGGCTACAACGACATTCCTGTCAAACGCAACTATCAACCTCACTCAAGGTGCAACCACCACCGACTTGAGCGACCAAGCCAACCAGTGCACCATCACCATCGGTCAGGACTCGCTTGAAGTCACTGCTTTCGGTAACACCGGTCACCAGTTTGCTGGCGGTCTCCAGTCTGTTGACGTGAGCATCACTTTCTTTTTGTCCTATGGCGCTTCAGAGGTCGAAGCAATCCTCGCCTCCGCTGTCGGCACAGGTACCACAACGCTTGTTATTAGCCCATCTGGCACTACCGAATCAGCGTCTAACCCTGAGTACACCATCACAAACTGCATGCTTGCTGACTTCACGCCAATTAACTCGACCGTGGGAGAAATCGCCACAGTGACCGCCAACTTCGTCGGTGGCACTTGGGTACGCGACGCTTCCTGACCCGTAAACACATAGAGGAGAACCTATGAAAATCACACTCAACGTTGAAGAGAAAGACGGCCTCACCTATCAGGTGACGACCAACCTCTTTTCCATCGTGGCACTGGAGCGCAAGTTCAAGATTCGCGCATCTGACCTTGCCTCTGGTGTCGCCATGGAGCACCTTGCTTTTCTCGCTTTTGAAGGAGCGAAGCAGGAGGGCATCACTACGCCTGCAGTCTTTGACGATTACATTCGCCGACTCGTGTCGGTGGACGTGGTGGAGGAAGATTCCGCAAACCCTACGGGCGAGGCAGTTACCTCCGAAGCCTCTGCGAGTTAGTCGTAGAGACTGGTTTCTGGCCTCCCCAAATTCCATTCGATTTACAAGAGCTGCACACAATCGCTGATGTGCTGAAAAAACGAGCAGAGGAGGCGAGACGTGGCTAGTAGAACTGTAAACACAGACATCTCAGTTGTCGGCGCTAAAGAAGCCCTGCGCGAACTCAACAAAATTGACAAAGTTGCCCGCCGTCAAGTGACCAAGGATTACGCAGGCATCGTAGAAACTGTGATTACTGAGGCCCGCCAGTTGACGCCGACACAGCCCCCGTTGTCGGGTATGGCTCACCGTTGGAATCCCGGTAACCGTGGCGATGTTTTCCCGTGGAATGACGGCAAGTCTGACCGCACAATGAAAGCGTTCGTCTCGGGTAAAAAGCCTCGCCAATACGGCGCTTACACGTCCGACCTTGCTGTTTTTGGTATTCGCTGGAATTCATCCGCTGCGCTTGTAAACGAGATGTCGGGCCGTGGGCCTGTGCCAACCGTTAAAGGTCGCCAGATGGTTGACTCTTTGAATCGTAAGTACGGATCACCCGGTCGTTTTTTGTGGAAGGCGTACCTTAAGCACAAAGAAGAAGTCGAGCGCCGTGTTGACATTCTTATCCGCGAAGTTATGCGGAAAGTTCAGAAGGGCATCTAATGGCTATTCGCATCCCGATTGTTACGGAGTTCAACTCCAAGGGTATTAAGCAAGCAATTAAGCAGTTCAAGCAACTTGAGACCACAGGCCAGAAGGCTCAGTTCGCACTCAAGAAGGCTGCGATTCCTGCAGCTGCTGCACTTGCCACGGTGACCGCTGGTTTGTTTGACGCGACTAAAGCGGCGATGGATGACCAAGCGGCACAACAGGCATTGGCTCGCCAGTTGCAACGCTCAACCAAGGCCACGGACGCCCAGATTGCGGCTAACGAGGATTGGATTGAAACCCAAGGCCGTCTGCTCGGTATAACCGATGATGAGTTAAGGCCATCAATTTCTGCACTATCTAGGGTCACTGGCTCATTGACTAAGGCACAGAAAGCCACGAGCCTTGCTATGGACATTGCCCGCGCTAAGGGCATGTCACTGGCCACTGTGACTAAGGCGCTTGAACGTGCTTATGGTGGCAACCTCAACGCCATTACCAAGATTGCCCCTGAGTTCAAGAAGATGATCAAGGACGGCGCAACCCTTGAGCAGGTCATGGCAAAACTGTCCGACAAGTTTGGCGGTGAAGCTGCAGCAGCAGCGGACACAACCGCAGGTAAGATGCAGCGCCTTAGTGTTGCCATGGATGAAACCAAGGAGTCAGTGGGCGAGGCCCTGCTCCCTGCACTTGAGGCAACGCTTCCTGTGCTTCAAAGTTTTTCGGATTGGGCAAGCGAGAACCCTGAGACGTTTAAGAACATTGCGCTTGCCATTGGTGGCATCACGGCTGCAACGCTGGCGCTAAACGCTGCCATGGCGGTTAACCCTTATGTGCTTCTCGCAGCTGCAATTGTCGCCGTGGCGACCGCTGTAAACAAGTTGTATGACGCTGCCGAAAAAATGAACGGACTCAAAGGTATCGGCGCAAAACTTGTGGCTGGTTTGTTCGGCGCTCAGTATCTTCTCCCCAAGGTGATTAGCGATGTCCGTGGCAACAACGAGCAACCAATGGGTGGCACTTCGCCGGGTGCTTTCCGTGGCTTCGACGTGGCAAATGTCGGGCCCACTATGGCAACGACAAATAACCGTGGCGTCATCGTCAATGTAAACACTGGCGTAGGTGACCCTGCTGCCATCGGCAAATCAGTCAGTGATGTCCTTGATGCTTATCTTCGTAGGGGCCGTTAATGCCATACCCCACGCCGAAAGTTGAAATTGCGTTTGATGACGGCCCTTATGTTGCATCACCAACTTGGACAGATATCACGTCCTTTGTTCGTGGTATGGACATTGACCGCGGACGCTCAGACGATTGGGGCGACTTCTTTGGCTACGCCTCAGTAACGCTTGACAACCGCGCCCGCACATTTGACCCGTTTTATACATCAGGCACCTACTACGGCAAGTTGCTCCCTCGCCGTCAGATCCGCATTACGGCGACTTATGGCGCTACTTCGTACCCGGTGTTTCGTGGCTATGTAAACGGTTGGCCTCCAACGTGGACGGACGCAGGCAAGGACTCAACTGTGACGCTGTCTTGCATGGATGCGCTGGGTTTGTTGGCGTCTGAGACGCTCCCTGCCGACTGGAGCCGTAACTACATTCTGAGCACTAGCCCACGGCATTACTACCCCTGCGATGACCCTGTAGGGCCTTATACGGCTAACCAGACGCTGACCGACTTAGGTTCTGTGCCATTGAACATGGCGACAACTACAGCTGCATCAAACGGTGACCAGTTGGCTGTCGGTCTTGTTAACCGATGTATCACTGGCACAGGTGGCGAGGCTGCAACATCCGCGGAGGGTACGACTGTAAACGCCTCGGCTAGTTTCACCGTGTCTTGCTGGGCTATTTCAGACGCAAGCCTGTCGGCGGGTACTCATTTTGTCCGTGGCAACTACGGCAACATGTTTTATTGGTTCGGGTTTAACACCACGACAGGCAAGTTTTATGTCGAAGTGGGCGAGGGTAGTTTCTCTAATTCCCGTGTGGCTAGCACCAACATTGCGGGCTGGGATGCGGGCATGGCTCGCATGTTCTCGTTCTCTTACAACAACTCAACCCGTGCAATTGTCCTTTACATTGACGGTCTTGTCGTGGCGACAACCAACGCGGACTCGTTTAACATCTATGTGGCTTTTCCTGAGACTGTAAACATCGGCTACGGATCTGTACAGCAGCTGGTGGTCTGGGATGGTGTGCAAACACAAGCCGTCTTGCAGGACATTTACAAGTTCTCCACGGTCAACCTTCCCGAGACAACCGCTGCAAGGTTTACGCGCCTCATTGGTGAAACACAGTTTCCCGCATCTTTGACAAGTGGGCCGTCTGCGCCTGCGTCTTCCGTGTTGGACATCACTGACGATGCCCCGAAGTTGGCTGGCGAACTGCAAAAGGTTGCCGACTCCGAATACGCCCCGCTGTTCGTTGACCGTTCGGGTGTTGTGACGCTGTACTACCAGAACCAAATCCGCACACAGTCACGCTCCATTGTTTCGCAAGGCACTTACGGAACGGGTGGCTACAGCATCGGTCAAGATGTCGCTATCGCCTATGACGGCGATTCAATGCGTAACGAATCCAATATCACAATGTCGGGTGGCGGTGTTTACATCGGCAAAAACACCACGTCTGTGACTGCGTACGGCGCAGCTCAAGAGTCCATTGATACGCAGGTGTCTACCCTTGCTGACGCCACCGACATCGGGAACATTGTGACGGGTTGGGGCGGACAGGTTTACCCGAAGGCTGATCCGTTTGAGGTGGTGTTGTCTCCGTCTGCGGATTGGAGCAACGCGTTAGACCGTGAGTTAAACGATCGCATCACGCTTGTGGTTTCCCCGCCTACGGGCAATTCGATCACAACCCCGATGTTGATTAACCGCATTTCGCACAGTGTTGTGCCGGGTGAGTGGCGTACCTCGTTTGAGGGTTCGGCGCGTTGGGCTGCGGTGTTTATTCTCAACCAGTCCACACTCAATGGAACAGACCTTTTAGGATAGGAAACTATGGCAACTCCACCATCATTTACTTCGGGCGAAGTCCTGACCGCTGCACAGATGAACGCCGTCGGCATGTGGCTTATTAAAACACAAGCAATTGCTGCGGGTGGCACATCGTTCACCGTGACTAGCGTTTTTTCATCTGACTACCGAAACTATCGCGTCGTTTTTGACAACATCGGTGGCACCGCTGGCAACTCAGCATTTTTCCAAATCAACGGCTCTACAGGTAGCACCTATACAAGCAATGGGCGCTACATGTCCTCCGGCGCTAACGCAGACGCACAAATTGTTGACACAGGTTTTTGGCTGGGAATCATGGGTACCGCTTTTAGCGGTTCAATAGACCTTTATCGTCCTAACTTGGTCGCAGCCACCAGCGCAACATGCTTGACGAGCAGTTCCACGTTTACAAACATTGTTGCAGGCTACGACTCAA